GTCTACCCACTTTGCTTCCGTATGTTCCTTTTCCTTTTGGCATTATTTACTCCTTTTCTTTGCTGTCTTTGCAGCTTTTTTAAATGCTTTTGCTGTTGGTGCACCTTTTGTGCCAGGCTTTCTCATTGTTTCTTTTGAGCCAGCTTTAATTCTTTTTCTTTTTGCATGAATGTTTGCATATAGTCCTTTCTTTTTTCCAGGCATAATTATCTCCTTACCATTTTTTACAAGACCAATATCTTGCGGTTAATTTACTAGGCGGATTGGTGTCACACTTATGCCTAGCTCTAAATGATTTACGTCTGTTAGGCTGGTTCTTTTTAATTTTCATATTAGGATCACCAAAACGAATTAGTTTTATGGTGTCGCCTTGCTTTGCTAAAACAGCAAACTTCTTGGACTTACCAGGTGTACGTTTAGGTTTGTTATATCCAGAGAACCTTTCGCCTCTATATGTTATTGCCATAGTTAATGTATTAAAGTTACTTTAGAAGATATTAGTTCTGAGTCGTGGGGTATTTGTAAAAATACTAAAGCAACTCTTTTAGCTTCTTCTAAGCTCTTAGCTTTTATATCCGAACCAACATAGATAAAATCTCCGTCAAGAAATTCTAAGTCGTAAATCTTATCCGACTGGTTGGTTGCTACCATTAGTAAACATTCCTTGAGCCTGGTTCTTAGCCTGCTGTCTAATTACTTCTCTATCTCTTTCCATGATTGCATTTATTTCAGCGACATTAACTTGTGCACCGTACTTAGCTTGTAGCTCTGCAATCTTCAGTTTTAAATCTGCTTCGTGTTCATCTCTTTGTCTATCATCATCCATAATGATTTTCATTCTATCTGTTTCTGCATCGATGATAGCTTTTTGTGCTTGGTTCTGTGCCTTCATAGCTTCAGCTTGAGCTAGCATTTCTGCTGGGTCAGGTTTGGGTGGTTCTTGTGGTTGCGGAGGCATGGGTGGAACTTGTGTGTTTATAAATGTTGTTGCATCTTTGAAACCAGCCATCTCAATCATTTTAGTTAAAGTGTTTGCGTACTGCTGTAAATTAACCAAAGGATTGTTAGGTCCTAGAGTTTGTAATATTTGTTCTTGTTTTTGTGCCATAGCTGTAAGCACTTGGAACTTCTCTTCGTCAGAGTTTTTAGAAATACCAACATTAATAACCATGTCTTTATCAGCATCCCAATATCTAGGATCGATAGGAATAAACTCGTTGTTTAATCTCATCATGTCTTGACCTTCTTGGTGTTTGATAACAAGTGAGTTTACAAGTTTAAATAAATCTTTCATTCCGTCAGCAAAGTGACGACATATAAGTTCTACTCTTCCTTGAGCTCCAGACATCGTTGCTGATACAGCTGCGGAAGTTGTAGATTGTAATGCTTCTGCATTTAATCCAGCGGAAGCCTTAGAAACGCCTGTACGGTTCTCCTTTGCTTCGTCAAGATAAGATAATACTGGGAAGGCTTCTTTACCAACGAAAGGAACAGAGAAAGGCTGAACCATTCCTGGTGCTCTCATTCTTATTGGTTGTCCTATGTCGGTGTTAAGCACATCGTCAATGTTGACTTGTCCTTCTACTATACCCATTCTCGGGAAGATGGCGTGGCCTAGACTATCAAGGGTATCTCTCATTATCTGAGATTTAGCTGCTTGAATAGGCATCAAGTAGTCCGCTGGGCATGAGCCAATGGAGGTATGAGGCTCTGGATCGGGACAGAAGAGTGTAATAGGTAAATCATCCCAGGGAGTTGTATTAACAATATTTAATCCATTCCCTACGGTGCATACTCTAATCCTTTCATCTATGCCATCACCATCTAAATCATAAAAAACATAATGCTCTACATACAGAACACTTTTACTGTTTGTATCTGCTCTATCAACACCAGTAAAATCTGCGTACGGGTTTCTGGCTTCTTCGATGTCGTAAGAGTCTTCATCGACTGTAGTTCCAGAACCAGCAAACTGTTCCATTTGTTCTTTGTCATAACCCATAGCAACTAAGTCACTTACAGTCTTAACCATTCTGTGTGCAACATAAGGTGATGAGTTTAAATCTCTAGCGTGTCTTGATATTAGTATTTCTTCAGTTGGTACTGCTTCAATTACTACTTGGTCTTTAGGTTTAATTCTTCTAATTTTAACGTCAAAACTAGCGGGTGTTTCTTGTGTAATCTCTTCGCCAGTTTCAGGATTCATAATTGTTATGCTTTCCATTTCAGCTTTTTCTTCAACGACTTCTACATTTGGGTCGAGAGTAATAGCTTGATAAGCCTCTGGTGATAAACCAGTATACTCATGGGTTGATGCAGTAATGCTGTCATCCCAGTAGGCTTTTACAAAACCAGTTTTTCTAATAAGGGCATCTTTGAAAGCATCGTATATAACTTTGAATCCAGGGTTTTTTTGTTGGATGACATAGTTGATGTAATCTGTTTGTTGTTTTGCAAGGTCAATATCTTCTGGACCGTTTGGTATAAATTCTACTATTTTATTTGTACCAAAAAATGTACGCATGATGGAAGGCAACATGAATAACACGCTGTCTCTTACATCAGTAGATACAAACTCTGATTGCATAGAGCTTTGAGCTGTTGGTGCATTACCAAGGTAATAATCAGTAGCATCAGCTCTGTCTTCGTCTATTTGGTCGATAAAGTCTTTAGCGTCATCCATTTCGGATTTTAGTACGCCTTGTAGTTCTTCTTCGTTATATGAATCTTCTACTTGTAACTCTTCGATTTCTTGATCTTTTTCGTATTCCATAAATTTATCCCACTCTGATAATTCTTGATGTCAAGGGTTTCTTGAAATTATACCCTAAAAAGTTCTCTCCACCACTAAAACTTGCAGCGGAACTTGCCATGGTTAATGCAAGTGCATCTGCTTTGTCAGGTGATTTTACTCCTCGTTTTTTCATTTCGTCTTTAGACTCTATTTTTATTTTTCCAGTTGAGGTATATTTGTAACTGGGTGCAGCTAATTCCGATACAAGCTCATCATCATTAGGAAGACGGCAATTACGCTGCACCAGCCAATCTTTGATGGCGAACCAAAGTTCAGCTCTTAGGTTTAAATAGTTCTTTTTAGTCGATGGTGCTTCCGCAACATTGACTCCTCTTACTGGTAAATTTTGTTCAGCTAGTCTATCTACAACACCACTACCAAGACCAATTACGTCTATGAGTATTTCTTGTGGTTGTTCGATTGCTGTGCAATCATCGTATAAGTTTTTAACCGCACCGCATAATTGCATTAAATCCATCGATTTGAAAGTCTTAATTTCAAAAACTGTATTACCTTGTCTTATACATAGGGCAGAATTATCACCACCAAAACGGGCAACATCTAATCCCCATACAATAGGTGCTTTAGTTGTTAGTGCTACATCTCTTTCTATGGCGTTTCGTGCTAATTCCATTGGTATGACGGAATCATCGTCAGCGTTAGGGAACTCTCCTCTTACTTCTACTCTAGCAACAGTAGAATCTTCACCGTATTGCTCGAGCATAGTTTGGAAAAGTTTTTGATCTGTGCCTTCTACTGTTCGTGAGTCTATTTGTTCTAAGTTCCAGAACTTGCGTTTAGAGGTAAAACTTTCGTAAAAAGGTCCTGTATTTCTTCTAGGGTTAGAGAAAGTAAACCAAAAACGATTTTCAGTAGGTTCGGAGAAGAAACCTTCGGATACAGAATAGATTGGAGCTGGAATACCCGATGCTTCATCCATTATCAAACATACTCCGTAAGATGAGTGGATACCTGCAAACGCATCTGGGTTTTCCTCGCTCCATAATTGTGCTTGGGCGTAGTAATAGCCAGTATCTATTTTTAAATCTCTTTTTAGTGCTTCTTCAAACCAACCATCTGGTTTTATGGTGGTAGCGGTTTTAGTAAACCAATGGTTGTTTATTGCGAGTGTTAGCCACTTACCTAACTCAGCCCATGTTCTTGATCGTAACTGTTGTTCGGTGTTGGCGGTGACGATGATGGTTGAGCCTAGTCTGGTTGATAGCATCCATAGAATGAGCCAGGCGACTAATGCAGACTTTCCTATTCCACGACCAGAAGCTACAGCAAGTCTAAACATTTCTGGTGTAGCGACACCTTTATTTCGTTGAATGTGAATTGATAAATCTTTTAAAATTTTTTTCTGCCACTCTCTTGGACCATTGAAGTCTTCGAGGGGGGTATCCTTTTGACCCCAAGGGAAGATAAACATAACAAAGTTGTATGGATCATCAGCAACATGAGGCGACCATACCTCAGTCATTAGTTGCTGCTCTTGTTCAGCACCGTATTTCATAAATTTACCAAAATGAAGAATAGTAGAAAATTACCAAGCCCAGCTATGGTGGTTATTTCTAGTATTTCTTTTATTACCTCTTTCATATTCTACTCAAAAAAAATTAAAAAAAATTAGTTCAACAGTTACACATACAATACCCGTGCGAAAAATTGTAAGGGGGGGGTCAATCGTTTTTAAATCGGAGCATGATTTATCAGATTGAAGGGCAACCCTTACAAGATAACAGCCTTTTACTTTTGTTATCAGCCCTTTTTATTCTTTAAATCCTTTTTAGGGAATTGCTCTGTCGCTGTAGATGTTGATTTAACAGCGTTTATAATCTTTGGTTCTTGTAATTTCCCCGTGCTTTCCCCCAATCGTTCTTTTGCACCAGATAAAACATCATTTAAATTAATTGTTGCGTGGACATTCTCCACTCGATCCTTCCAGGTCTTCGGGTCTTGGTTTTTTAGGTAGAATATTTGTGCTGTGACGTTGCCATCAGTTGCCGAAGTGAAAAGAGAATTAGTCACCTGGGCTAACCCTTTCGCTTGCCCCCTTTTTAAAGCGTCTTCAAATTCACCTAAACGCTTTCTATTGCGGTCTATAGTATTCCAGGAAACACCCAAAGCACGGGCAATTTGAGTAGTTCCTAAACCTCTGGAAGCCAAGTTTTCTACTTGTTCCAGGTCTAAATTAATACGCTTTCTACCTACTTTTTTTATAGGTTTATTGTCGTTTTTACTCAAAAATTGCTCCATTTAGATGATTTTTTTATGCTCCTTAAACCCCTATCTTACAACATTCTTCATAAAAACCCTAAGTTTTTTTGTCTAACTACTTGATATATAAGTACAATTTAGTATCATAGGGAAGTCAAACGTAATACTTTAGGAGGTAAATGACATGAGTAGTTATATAG